TGACCATAACAACTGACCATTAACTCTTATACCGCCAATAACATTTGAAGTATTTAAAACTTGTATTTGATTCGTAAATACTAAAGGAACAATGTCACCTAATGTCGCTAATTCTTGAAGACTATTAAAAGAAAATTGTGGCGCAAAACGCTTGCTACCAATAGCATCTTCGCCTCTTACAGTTGCACCAGCTTCTAATGCTTTTGGTTTAGGTGTTAATAAATAACCAATTGCTGTTAAAGCAACAGAAACAGCAACTTGACCAAATAAAGTTAGTCCTCCTGTTGCAGCATTAATAAATAAAGGCTCTAATCCACTAGCTCTAATATCAGGAATTAACTCATAGCCTTCTTTTCTTTGACCGTTATAAGCAGCAGTTTGATCTACAAAGAACCAATACTCATCTTCACATAAACCTAATGTCTTGCATAATTCGACTTCCGAGGGTAGTAACAGCCTTCGACCATAAGGTTGTCTAGCGGACACCAGCTCACCACCAACTCTCCGAATGTTTTTCTGTAACTCAGCCATCCATCCTCCCAGAAAGCAGCCATGCCATAACCATCATCTGATTTGCATAAACTAATTGTTCCTAGTTTAGGGGGTGATTCAACTCCCCACCTATTTAATTCTTCAAAAAAGATACTGTAGTCCTTTTTTCTTAACCTCCGATACCAATCTCTTTTTCCTTTTGGAACTGTAAAACCATAAGTTGCCAGCACTGTACGAACCAAAGATAAACAATCTCCAGCTCCATGTTTGATAGGATCAGCACCTAAACGATAAGGCAACCCAATTAATTGATCTGGCCTCACCTGCTTTGTATCGTTCCAGTAACAGGTAAATTTCCTACCATTCTTGTCGTCAAAACTCTATTAGGTGCATTAGCTCCAACTGCATCAATCGCACTACTAAGCAATACTTCAATTGTTGTTGGATCGTATGTTAATGAAGCAGCTAACCATGTTTCTGAAGTTAATAATTTGCTAGGAGCAAAATCAGCAGTCATCAAATAAGTATCTACTTGCACATGATATTTTCCATCAACAGCTTTCTTTGCGTATCCCATACTGATTGCATTGTTAGCAAGAATTAAATTAGATTCCATGTTGTCTCCTGATCTATTACGAGCTGCACCCTGATAAATAAAACTTAAATACTGATGATTTTTATTTGTTACTGCATGAGCAATAGGAGTATCATATTTTCCATTCTGGAATCTATTAGGACTTAAATCGCTTGGATCATCACCACTAGCAGTAGTAACAACAATAAAATTAGTTAAGGCAACAAGGCTCATAATCCTAGTGAAGACCTACGGCTACGTGAATTTCTTAATGAAGATATGGTACGAGATTCACCAACTGATGCACCTCTAGCAGTAGCAGTTGCAATGATTTGTCCTACAGCAGACTTAGGAACAAACTCTTCAGAGTTGAAATTAAGAATAGGGCCAGAGTAATTAACAGTAGTAGAACTTCCACCGCTACCTGCATAGGACGAACCAGTGCCAGGAATCACAGCTTCACCTCTAGCACCTGCTGAGTAGCGTTGCATACTTGCAGCCATCTTTGATGCAGGAATAATGTATTCGTCTTCTCCAGCCTCTCCTATTAGTCCAAGAGTAGGCTTTGTAGCCATACCTCCAGCAGCAAATGTCTTTAATCCTCCAGACCAGTAAGCTCCTTCTGCTCCTTTAGGCATTGGTAAATTAGCAGGAGTATTTAAAGCAGATCCAGGACCAAGTCCTGAAAAAGCCCTGTCAGCAGCAAGAGATCCAGGGACAAAAGCAGTTAATATACTTGTCATTAATTTATTAGCAGCCATTCTTGCAGCCATATCTAAGAAATGATCTGCTATGCGTTTAAACATATTTGCAAATGCTTCTTGAACACTCATTGTTCCACTTATTACTCCTTTAAATGATTCACTAAAAGCATCACCAATTGATTTAGCTGCTGACACTAATTGGAAAGCTGGATCATTTAAAACCGTAAGTTCTTTTTCTAATCTTTCTAATTCTGCATTAACTGATCGCAAGGCAGCTTGAGCAGCTTTATTTGTATCGTTTGTTCTATCTTTTATTTCGTTAAGTTTAACAATAACATCATCTAATTCAGTATTTGTTTTTTCTAAATCTTTAGCCTGATTCGGTTGTTGAATCATTTGACTAATAATAGGCCCAAGTCCAAAGGGGATAGCTCCAGTTCTAACTGCTGATTTTCTTTGTTCTTCAGCTTTTTCTGTTAATATTTTTTGTTTTCTTATATCTATTAATTTGTTAATAGTTTCCTCTACTCCTTGTCGTCGAAGAGAAATCATAAGACCTGCTTGTTGCTCTACTGTTAAATCTTTTTGTGCTTCTTTTATTGCATTTATAGTAGATTCAAAATCATTAGCTTGAATAGTAGAAGAAAGAGCTGTTGCATCTCCTTGGAATAAAGTTGCTAAACCAGTAGCATCTGGCCCAAAACGCTTAAATTGTGAAGCAACTTGAACAGCTTCTTGTTTTGTAATTCCTAAACTTTTTCCTAATTTTGTTATTTCTTGAGCACTAACACCAGCACTAAATCCCATTCCTTTCATTTCTGTATTTAAATCTCCAATTGCTTTGCGGAAATCAAGAGTTTCTTGAATTTGTTGAGCTAATGCCGTACCAGCAATAGATAACCCAAAGCCAAAACCTCCTCCTAACGCACCACCAGCAGCACCACCAATTCCTCCAAGGACAGAAGCTAAAGGACTTTGACCGAATAAAAGTGGAAAACCTCCACCAATTAATCCACTACTTACTGCTCCACCAATTCTTCCTTGAGCACCTTTTCTACTTGCAAACATTCCTTGAGGATTTGCGAAGTTTCCTATTCCAAGACGATTCCTTTGTCTTTGGAAACCAGAACGAAGGGTATTAGGTAATTGTTGTGGCCCATATTGAGCAGCAGTAAATCCTGTTCCTGAAGTAACTGGCCCAAGACCAGGAATAGGAGGTTGGTAAGCAGTAGGCCCAAATAAAGCTTGAGAAGAAAGAATTGAATTAGATTTTTTACTTTCAGCAGCAGTTTTGGCTTGATTAGCATCAATACTTTTAAGTCGTTTGATTTCTTGTCCTGCTCTTTTTGATCCTGGCCCTGCAATAGCTGTTGTTACTAATCTGTCTTCTCTATGACGAGCAGCCATTTCATTGATCCTTCTATTTCTTCTCCGTACTTGTTCTTCTGCTGGTGTCCCAACTTGCCTCATTCCAAAAGGTCTATTTCTATTAGAAATTCCTTTTCTGTTAAACATTGCTCCGCTAGGAGCATTAAGTGAAGTATTTAATCTGATAGAAGCTTCTCTAGTTAATTCAATTTGAAGCTCTAAGTCTTTATATCCATCAATAGCTAAAGCTGCTGAATTTGTAGCGGCCTGACCTATTCCTCCTAAGCCTTTGGTTAAATTAACAATTCCTTTAACAGCTACTTCTCCTAGCTTGTTTCCAAAAGCCATATAAGCTACGGCTGCTGCACCTGCCAATTGTGGTTGAGCAGCAATTAACGATCCAAGAGCCGTTAACTTGCCACTTAAAATACCTGTTTTAATTGCGGCAGCTTCAACGCCTTTATTAAATGGATTTAAAGCACTAAAAGCAACTTGTTTTATATTTTTTAATTGATTAACTACACTATTTACGCCTACTCCAAGTCCTAAAGCTCCTACTGCTAAAGCTCTTCTTCCTCCACCTGTTGATACTAAGGTACTTCTTAATTTTGCAAAACCACTCATACTTTTATTAGCTGCATTTATTTCTTTTCTTGCCGCAGATGCTCCTCTACTTATATTTTCAAAACCCTTAGACCTTGCAAGATTATCAATACTTAAAGTTAATTTATCTAAACTACGAAGCAAGGTTTCGTTTGTTTTATTTATTTTATTTAATTGCTTATCTAACTTAGTTAACGCATTAAGATTTTTGACGGCAATTTGTATTTGAGCTTCTGCCGATGCCACAACTTTCCTCCTAACTCATTCCATATTACCTACGTCTTCGAGCTTTTTGCATTTCTTTCTCTTGATCTTCGTTTAACACTTGGAAATAAGCTGACCATCCAACAATTTCTTCCATTGTCATTTGACGTATCTCAGTTAAAGATTTACCTAGCTCTTTTGCTATCCCAAACTGAAGCATTAATAAATTATCTTTTCTTAGCTCTTCGCTTAGTCTTTTGGGTCTAAAGCATCCTCATCATCTGTTAAAACTGCCAACATTAACTTCTGTAGATCAGCATCCTTTACCTCATTCTTTAAAACATCTATCTCTCCCATTTGAAATAACCTTGTTCCATTCTCGTCTTGTGCCTTAGAAATTAACAGTCTTAAAGCAAATTCATTTGCATCATCAGATTTAGTTCCTCTTTGTGCTCTTTCTCTTTCTGCCATCGTTAGTGGTGCGACCCACATCTCAAAAACAGATCCATCAGAAAGTTCTACTTCTTTTTTTGTAGCTTCTAAATTTGCTGCTTTCTTTAAACGATCTATTGCTCGTAATGTTGATCTTGCAGATCTAGGACTTGTTGACATAGTAAAAAATTATATGAAATTATTCTAGCGTAATAAACAATAAAAAACCCTGCTAAAGAGCAGGGTTCTTGGAACATTCCAATTCCGTTCTTATTATGAACGACTAAAATCGAATGTTGGTACTCCAGCAGGACGGAAGTTAACTGTTACTGCTTGTGCATCATCAGGAGTAACACCTAAAGAAGCAGAAGTTAATGTTGCGTCAAAGCTAATAAAACGGCTAAGAGTGTCACTAACTGAACCACCGCTATAAACACGGTCAATGTAAAGCTTAAATCCAGCTCCTACTTGCTGACGTTGAAGAACATCTTCAATCATTCTGTTAGATAAAGCTGCATCTTCATTAGTCATGTAAGCAGTTGCACTACCTGAACCATCGCCAAAACCAGCAATATAGTTTCTAAATGGAACATACTGACCAGGATCAGCACCAATAGTAGTTACATCAATTTCAGCTCTTTCGATTTCAAAAGACCATTCTCTGACTTGACTAACAGATTCAAAGGCAGCGTAAGCAACTTGAAACTCATTAGGAGCTGCTGCTGTCCCAACGTCAGTTAGGTTTACAGCAGAACCACCAGCAGATGCAGATACAATCAATGCTCCTGTTGCTGCTGTGTAAGTAATAACGTAATAAGTTGTACCAGCACTTAATCCAGCAGGTAAAGTTCCTGTTCCTGATCCACCTGTAGAAGAATCAACAACACTAAACTTAACTGGATCTCCAACCTTAAGATTCAAATAAGTTTCAACAACCATTGTCTCAGTACCAATGGTTACATCACCAGT